ATTATGCCGAACTTGCAAAAGGTCAAGGGTTTCAACCGACACAAAAGATGAAGGTTGAGCCCATGACTTTGAAAGCGTTAGTCCGTGAGCGTATTGAGGCAGGTAAAGACATGCCAACGGAAATCTTTGGGGTTTTCTCAGAGAATAAAACTACAATAAAAAGGAACAAATAAAAATGAACCAAGTAGCAACAAAAAAAGAAGGAGCATTAGCAGCAAATATATTTGAAGCTGATGCAAATCAAGGTGCTCAAAACATATCGCAAGATGATCTTGCGTTACCTTTCTTTAAAGTTTTGGGACAGCTCTCTCCGGAAGTAAACAAGAGAGATGCTAAGTTTGTCGAGGGCGCAGAACCTGGCAGAATAATAAACACTGTTACTAATGAATTGTTTGATGAGTTAAAAGTAATACCTTGTCATTACAAAAGACAGTACATTGAGTGGCAGGACAGAGGTACCAGCACTGGTGCACCTGTAGCAATACACGAAGCTGATAGTGATATTGTTAGTCAAACCACAAGAGGTAAAGACTACAAAGATAGATTACCAAACGGTAACTACCTTGATAACACTGCTCAACACTTTGTGTTAGCTTTAGGTAAAATCCCACAAACAGGATTGATTTCTATGAAAGGCACACAATTAAAAGTGAGTCGTAAGTGGAACTCAATGATGATGGGTATCAAAATGCAGGGTAAGAATGGACTTTTTACTCCGCCAACATATAGCCACATTTACAATCTAAAGACTGTACAGATGTCTAACGACAAAGGTACATGGTTTGGATGGGACGTAACAAAAGTTGGAGCGGTCGACGACAAGAATATGTACGAGATGGCAAAAACTTTTGGAATCAGTGTAGGTAAAGGTGAGATAGAGCCGAAACACGGTAACGAAAGCTCAGATTCAAAACACTCATACTAACCAGATCCTAGGTAGTGGGCGTGGATGCGAGAGTGGAAGCGCCCACTTTTAATATATGATTGACAAATTTAAAAATATATTTGAAGGCTTAGATCGTGCGCATGGTGTCACAAAAGTTACAGAATCTATTAGCAACGGCACAAAAATAAAAGGTAAATCATTTGTAAAAAGAGAACCTGTTACAGATGAGTTATGGCAAAAGCATTTAGATGGTAAAGATAGTTTAGGTGTAATACCAATTAACGATGAGAATAAATGTAAGTGGGGTTGCATAGATATAGATTCTTACGCAGGGTTTGATCACAAACAATTAATAAACAAAATTCAAAAATTCAATTTACCACTAATAGTTTTTAGATCTAAATCTGGTGGTGCACATGTGTTTTTATTTACAGAGGATTATGTCTCAGCAAAATCCATGCAAGATAAATTAACAGAAATAAAAGCTGTGTTGGGATATGCAGGGTCAGAAGTTTTTCCAAAACAAACAGAATTAAAATCGCAAGATGATACAGGAAATTTTTTAAATTTACCATACTTTAATGGTGATCAAACAACAAGATATGCTTTTGATAAAAATGGAGAAGCTGCTACACTAGATGGTTTTTTTAATTTGTATGAAAATACAAAAGTAATAAATGTTGACACAATAAAAGTAGAAAGACCACAATCAGAATATAGCGATGCACCACCTTGTATAGAAACTTTATCATTGAATAAAGTAAGTGAAGGTGGTCGTAATAATGTTTTGTTTCACTTTGGAACTTATGCAAAACAAAAATGGCCTAGTGAGTGGAAATCAAAAGTAATTATGTTTAACGCAACTGCTATGGAAAAACCTATGGCAGATTCAGAAGTACAAATAGTAATTAATCAACACGATAAAAAAGATTGGGGTTATAAATGCAAAGATACTCCAATGTGTAACGTTTGTGATAAAACTTTATGTCGAACTAGAAAGTATGGTATCGGCCAGGAGATATTGTTTCCTGGGCTAACCGACCTCCAGGTGATAGATCTGGAGGACCCTTACTACTACTTAAACGTAGATGGAGAAAGATTATACTTAGAGAATGTAAAATACCTACGACAACAAAGTTTATTTCAAGAGGCGTGCATGAAACAATTAAGAAACAGACCACCAACACTAAAAGAAAAAGATTGGGTTACAATAACAAATTTATTATTACACAACGCAGAAGTGACAGAACCAGCACAAGGTATGCGTACAGAAGACCAATTACAAAATCATTTAGAAGAGTTTTGTTTAAACAGACAAGTATCTACAGATAAAAGTGATTTAAAAAAAGGTGGTGTGTGGACATCAGATGGCTATCACCATTTTGTATTTGATAGATTCTATCATCAGTTTTTAATTAGACGTAGATGGGATGTTGGTTATCAAAGAACAGGACAAATGTTAAAAGAAAAATGTGGTTGTGAAGATAAAAGATTAGGTAAAGAAAAGATATCTGTATTTACAGTAAAAGAGTTTGACAAAAAACAAGATGAGTACAAGCAAAAACAATTAAAAGAGGATGAACCATACTAATGAAAACAATTGTATTAGGACCACCAGGTACAGGAAAAACAACTACGTTGTTAAACAAGGTGGATGACTATTTAAAACAAACAGATCCTGATAAAGTTGGATACTTTGCTTTTACGCAGAAAGCTGCATACGAAGCAAGAGACAGAGCCATTAAAAAATTTAATCTTACAGAAGATGACTTACCATATTTTAGAACTCTACACTCTCTAGCATTTAGAAAGCTAGGCATAAAAAAAGAAGATGTTATGCAACGTAGACACTATGTAGATCTTGGCAAGAAACTAGGCTTTCCTGTAAACTACGCAAAGTTTGAAGACGATCACGGCGGTATCTTTACATCTGATAGTGAATATTTACGTATTATTAATTTAGCAAAACTTAGAAACATAACAGCTGAACAACAGTTTGATTTAGCAGAACACAATCAAGATTTAGAAAGAGATAAACTACGTATCATTGCAAACGAAATTGAGAGATACAAAAAAGAATACAATCTAATAGACTTTAACGATATGATTTTACGTTTTATAAAATCAGATAAATCACCAAACTTTGACGTTGTATTTATAGATGAGGCACAGGACCTATCTCTTATGCAGTGGGATATGGCTAAAAGTATTTGGAATAAAACAACAGATTCTTTTATTGCAGGTGATGATGACCAAGCAATATTTAGATGGGCAGGTGCAGATGTAGATTCTTTTATAGCACAAAAAGGTTTGATGATGCCGTTAACACAATCACATAGAATACCAGCAAAGGTTCACAACGTTGCGATGAACATAATAAATAAAATTAGAAATAGAATAGATAAAACTTGGAAACCAAAGACACACGAAGGATCCTTATCTAGATACGATGACTTTGAACAAATAGACATGTCGTCAGGTGAGTGGCTAGTGTTAGCAAGAACTAAATACATGTTAAATGATTTAGAAGAAAATTTATACAGAGATGGTAGATACTACATAAATAAATTTAAAAGAACTAAAGAACAAGACTTACACTATGCAGCTGTTGATTGGGAGAATCTAAGAAAAGGACAACCACTTGCATTCAAAGAAGTAGAGAGAATCTACGGATACATGAAAGAAAACACAGATAAAACAAAACTAAAAGGTATGTTGAAAGATAGTTCTTATGATATCACAACATTAAAACAATCTTATGGATTAAAAGTAGATACACCATGGTTTGAAGCATTTGATGATGCACCTAGTAGAGATGTAAACTATTTAAGAAAGATGAGAAAGAATGGAGAGAAACTAAACGAACCACCACGAATAACTTTGTCAACCATACATGGAGCTAAAGGTGGTGAATCACAAAACGTTGTGTTATTAACTGATTTAAGTGAGAACACAATGAAAGCATATGAAAGAAATGCAGATGATGAGAATAGATTGTTCTATGTTGGTGCAACAAGGACCAAGGAACATTTACATATCATATCACCAAAACAAGAATACAAAGGATACAAGTTATGAGTAAAGTTTGGGACAAGCAACACGGAGGATCACACTATCAAAAGTATGTCATACAGCCAAGCAAGTTTGTAGTTGAGAATAAATTGCTATATCCAGAGGGTTGTGCTATAAAATATATAATACGTCATCAAGACAAAAATGGAAAGGAAGATATCTTGAAAGCTATACATTTTTTAGAAATGATTATTGAAAGAGATTACAAAGATAAACCAAAGCCAAAAGAAAATTTACCAAAAGATAAAAAAAATACGTGGGGTATCAAATGATACAGAAACCTATGTTTAGTCCACAGACAGAGTGGTTGCCACCAGAATCTTTTCCAGATCTATCTAGATATGATGAGATAGCTATAGACTTAGAAACCAAAGACCCACAACTAAAAACTATGGGGTCTGGTTCTGTAACAGGACGAGGAGAGATAGTTGGTGTGGCTGTAGCTGTAGAAGACTGGTCTGGATACTATCCTATTGCACATGAAGGCGGTGGTAACATGGACAAGAGAAGAGTCATGGAATGGTTTAGAATCATTCTAAACTACCCATCAACCAAGATATTTCATAACGCTATGTATGACGTATGT